CCCACAACCCGAACCAAATCCTGAGAGAAAATCGTTGATATTAGATTCTCCTCATGTTACTCAAATGATATTTCGTGTTCGGTTCCTGCTCCATCCTGAAAATATAATTTGTTGTCGTTCTTCGTGTAAATCTTGCCGTAGTCGGCATCGGCCGTGGGCGTGGTGGTTTCTTTTATCGCAAGCACTCCGATGCTGACAACTCCTGCACTTGTAATCCGCATCCGTTCCGTTGCCGTGCCGTTTATGTCTGTATGAAACGCCATATACGAATCTGATTTTGCGGCAGTTTCGTAATCCTCTTCTTTGCCGAGAATGATTTTTCCTGCCTCATTGTCCCCGTTGAATCCAAACCAAATCTCATTCGTTGCACTAAAGTCTGAGTCCGTTGCATCGGCAATTCTGTTTTCAACAATCATGCCTGATACGCCGTCGATGTTTCCCATGACATGAAGTTCGCTGTCCGGCGCACCGCTAATATTTCCCACGGCGACCTCGTATGTTGGAGTATCTACGACGAGAGCTTCCGCACCAGTATTTAGACGCACGGAAAATTTCTTGTCGATATTGAAAGCAATATCGTATGAGGCGGCTCCACCAGTCCCGATGCCATGAAGCCAAATCTGGTCAGCATTGCTCACCGTGTCAATCGTAAAACCGCCGTAAGATGTGGCGCTTGCTTGCGTTTTCAAGACTGTCATTCTTGCTGAACCCGCAGGGCCGACTGCGAGTTGCATTTCGGCTCCGCTAACGGCAGGTAGTGCTAGAGCAAAATTCGTTCCGATTCCAACCCTGCCATTATTATCAATCCGCATCCGTTCCGCAATGTTGGAGCCATTCGTTCGCGTCCCGAACGATAGATAGCCGCCAGTTTCGGCGGTGGTCGCGTTCTCCTTGCGTCCAGAAATATTCGCCCAGACTGTTTTGTCGCCACCCGAATTATACGTGCCACCTAATCCAAGAGAGCCGCCCAGATCAATTCCGAGCGCGGAACTGGAGAGGATGTTTGCGATCTGCTCGTTTTGGATGATAGTTTTATTCGCGCCGGATATGCCGAGAACATCTGTGGGGGCGATTGCCCCGATGCCGACCTTGCCATTCGCGGTATCAATGAGGAGCGTATTGGTCGCGCCGTCTCTGGCCTTGACTGCGGTTGCGGAATCTGTGTTCACATCAAGATCGCCCGTGGTGACTGCGCCGACCACGGCGGTTGACGTGCCGCTAACATTCAGATCGCCCGTGATAGCAACCTCGTCCGTTGCTGCGCCATCAATCGTCATGACGGCAGTCCCGTCCGTCCCGCGAAACGTAACTTTGCCGCGAAAGTCTCGCGCGCCCGTCATGACGCGAGTTATGCCTTGGCCCCACACCGCGCTAATAAGAATGATTCCTGATACCGCGATGAGGACTGCGATGAGTTTTTTCATGACGAACCCCCTTAAGCAAACTACGGAGTAGCGATTAATTTAATGACGACCGAACCTGAGCCTACGATTCCCTGTAGCCGGGCATTCACAAACTGATAGACGTTCTCCAGCGTAGGTGCTTCTTTTTCCGCCGTTACAACATATTCTCCATCCATCTGAGGGCCGTCCACTCCGAACTCTAAGCGAACATCATTTGCGGCGTTATCAGAACTAAATATGACTGAATAGCTTTTAACCTTTTGCCCCGTAGGAAGTTGAAGCCAACCGCCGCTTCCCGTTGCGCCCGACCCCGCTGTGTCCAACGTCCACTTAATGATGGAGCGCTCAATCTGTCTATCGTCTGTGTTAAGTGCGTTTGCCATCGTGCATCACTCCATGATTGGGATTACGGTGCAGCGGCAGTTTACTACGTTCCCGGCGCTGCCGCTAGCATCGCCCGGATAGGCCATTTGTTCACCGCTTACATCAAAATATTGCCCAACCTTTGTAACCTGCCCGTTCACTTCAATGTGGCTGAATTCATCTGCCGCATCACCGCCGCGCACTCTATCATCTAGGCTGGATAACCATTCTTGCTTTTCGATTCCGGCCTCTTGGTATAATTCCACGGCTCCGAAGTTTGCGCCGCCAGTAGTTTCGGTGCGCGCTATGGTGAAGGCGCGTGATCCACGGAGCTTATCTTCAACGCTATCAATCCGCCGCACTAATTCGCGTATGCTTTCGCCTTCCGTGTAGCCTTCCGATAATGTAGCGCGGAGGGCAGTTGCGGTCCTGTCATTTATATTTTTAACGCGCTGTGCGCTGAACTTATTCAAATAGGCCGTCGCACGGGGGTTTGTCACATCAAAGGATGCTGACATATTAAATGTTGTTGCCTTCTCCGCCGCACCTGCCTCCATGCTACCGACCACTTCGGGTTCAAGCGCGCTAACGAATCTCCCATGCCAAATCTTTTCGTCAAAGATGAAATCGTCAACGGCATCTTTTAACTGTGCTGGGGTTATATTCTTTCCTAGCCTATTAATCTTTGCCACTACTTCTGCCATCTGTTCCGCTGCCAGTTTCCGAATGGTTTTCATAATGCGGCGCTGCACACCGAACAGGCTTCCTTCAAAACGACGTAGAAAGCGAATGGCGCGCGCCGGGATTACTACATCGTCACTAGTCGGGTGAGTTGACAGAGCAGTAATTGGCGGGGCCGATAACTCCGGCGTTGACTCAATGGTCGCGACGGTAGTTGTAAGCGTTTTCACGTCCTGCGTCAAATCCTGTAATGCGCGCCGGGCCGCCTGTGTTTCTTCTAACATTGGAATCATCGTTGGATTGCCTACTAAAATATCGCCGCCAAGAATGGCGGGTTCACCTAACATTTCTCGGACACGGTTAATGCTCAGGATGGGCGCTCCTCCGGCGAGCGTCTGTAGCGAAAGGGCGCGGGCTTCAAAGTCCTCAAGCATGGGCTGAATAACACTAAGATCGCTGCGAACATTGAGCGTTGGATTTCTTAGCAGCGGCGTTAACTGCAGATTGATAGCGTCGTCCCGCTTCCGCAATTTCGGAAACATCTTTTCTTGCCAGAATGTTAAGCGCTGTTCCCGCGCGTTATTATAGGTGGCGCTATCCAAGATGCCCGCCAAGAGAGGCGGCACACCGAACACCGCAAGGATCGCTTCCCGGTCCATCTTCTGCCCGGTAACAAACTCCATGTCCTTGGGAGGCAGGTTCAGCGTTTGGATGGACGCACCGCCCTCAAGCAGTAGCGGCTTGAATCGTTGGCCGCGACCGTGGGACTGTTGCAGATTTTCCTCTAACCGCTTCCGCATATTTTCGTTCAACGCGCCTTCATACTGAATTATGTAACGACCCTCAGCAGCATTGAAATAAAATTCGCGATTATACTCCTGCGCTTCGACCATGCCTTCGGCGCGGAGCCGTGCGGATGTAAGCGGGGCAAGACCCCAGAGATCGTCAAAGGGATTGGCATACTTAAAATGGATGATGGACTCCACGGGGATTTGTAATATCTTTCCGTCACCTAGCATATAGTTATAGTGGTCCACCAGTTTGCCGCGCTGGTTACTGCCGCTAACACTCATTGATGACGGGCGTAACGGCGAGAGGCTAATCGGTAACCCGGATGCCGTGGACTCGATTAACCAGAATGCGTTGCCCCATGCTTCAAGCTGCACCTGTGTCAGTTCCCGCAGGTCATAGCCGGACATATCCTGATTAGGTCGGTTGAGCAACGTCCTGAGCCGATCCGCTGCTGCGCCCGTGGCCTCAATCTCTTTACCATCCCGCGCTGTCTGCGAAACATTGAACGGCACACGCGCGGCGTTCTCCGCTAGCGTTGTGATAGCAACATAGACGAAATCAGCCGTCCGGTAGAAATCAGGATCTGTTAGCCATGACTTCGACGGAGGGGTTGGCGGGACAAATGAGCCGGAGCGTTCTTCGTGAATCCGCAGAGAAATTGCATTCCAAAAATTACGCACCGCCGAGGTTACTTTCATCGGCGCTTACTCCTTGAGGGCTAAGGCCTTTTGATGTGCTTTATTGTCGCCGGAAGCCAGAGGCCAACACCGAATACCGTTACCCCGATTGCGATGCTCGCCAATAGCCATGCCATGCCGCCACTCATTGCGAAAAGCCCAATAATGAATCTAGTTCCATTTTCATTCATATAATGCTCATTATTAAACTCCGCGCTGGACGTGTCAATATTGCAACATGCTAATGCGCGGCGGGAAGTAATCTTTAATTCCATCTATAGCCCAGAGCGCAGCATAGACCGCATCATCATGTTCACCGGGCTTTGCTTGAAAGACAACGCGACGCGCTCCCTTAACCTGCTCCGTTAATACTTTCAACTGATAGAATAATTTTTCAAAGCGCGCCGGGATATGCAGTCGCCCCGAAGCGATTAGGTTTAGTAACCGTGTAAATGCTGAAAGCTGCTTGCTGCCCTGCGCGTGTTCAAACCGCGACGGTATTCCCTCACCCTCGGACCAACGGAATAGATCCTCACATTGGTATTGCTCCCACACGAACATCGCCAGCGACCAGTCTGCATTTGCCCTTAGCACCCATTTTTTAATGGCGGCTTCGGTGGACAGGTCAAAGGTTTTTATATCAAGAACTTGATAATGCCATTCATCATTTTTGAAATACGCGCCCGTGATCGCACCGATTGTTTCATCGGCTCCTTCTATCGTTGCCCGGTCAAGCGCACCGCCAACCATGACTAGCCCTTCATCAGCAAGCGCTTCGAATTCTTCCCATGTCCTCGGATCGTCGGTCGTCTGGCAAGCGTCAATCATCTCCGGCTTAATGAGACGACGGGCTTCTCCTGCGGGAACATTGCGATGATACATGTCATATTCCTGCGGCGTCAGTTCACCGCCCTCGCGCCGGGACGCGAGCCAACCCTCCGTGATGCGCGGGGATGGATTATTGTCACGGAAATATTTACAGAATGTCTTGGGCCGCTTCCCATCCGTGTCGGCTTCGATCATTTTCCACAAGGCGTTCTCTTCTAGGCCCACCGTAGAAGCAATAAACGTCTGCGCGTTTCGCGGCGTAGTCTGTGAACGACTAATGTTGAACGCGCGCACATCATCCATTAGCCCGACCTCTTCACCGACGAGCGCATCAATCGGATCGCCAGCGGCCCGGCGGTAGCTATTGGAAATGGCCTCACACCTTGAGCGCATTGTCGGGACATAAATCTGATTCTTATTAACGTAAGGTTTCCAGATTGATTGGATCTTTGGGGATTGCTCCAAGATCACCGTTAGATACCCGTAACCTACGCTGGCGGCTTGTTCGCGACTGTTCGCTATATAGCGCCCGAATTGACGAGGGAAGCAGCACAGCCGCCATGCCATCCAGATTGCTTCGGTGACGCTTTTCCCGTTCTGTTTCGGGATGGAAAGAATAATAGTGTCGTATTCTAGATTCCCGTCAGCCGCAATCCTCGCTGCTTTTTCAAGAACCTCAACCTGATAAGGGAATAGGAAATCGGCAAGGCGTTCTAGGCGCTTCGTGTCCGGGTGAATGAATACTGCGTCCACATCACTAAGCCAACGGGTCGGCGAAAGGCCCCACCGTTTAAGCGCCTGTTGACTGATCGCCGTTACCTGATGATTCTCCATGCGTGGTAAAGTCAACGTCCATCACTTCCAGATCATTACCGTCGCTCGGCCCCGGTAATTCGCCGCGCGCTTCAAGCTTTATATTCTCATGCACTTCTTCAAATAGTGCCAGCAAAGAAACGTCTGCCGATTTCTGTTCCGTCACTTCATCTCGGGCTTGTCGCTCTAGCCGTTGGCCCTCGGAAATCCAGTGGAGCGTTTCGGATCTAGACAGCACGGCATTATCGTCCAGCGCTAGTCGGTTCAGCGTCCGGAGGGCGAGGGATTGTAGGGCGAGCGATGCTCTGACGTGCCGCCCTTTCATGGCCCTTATTTCTTCTATTTCTGCCTCACGCCCGGCTTTGATTTTCTCGTCATCCCATGCCGCCGTGCGCTCTTTCCAGAAGAACTTGCGCGCCCATTTGCCAATCGTAACAACATAAGTTGAGGACTTGTCTAATGCTTTCGCGAGGCTAGAATATTTGCGGGGCCGAGACTCCATGTCCAGCCATGTTTGGAACACCTCAAAGGATCGCGGCGTTTCGCTTGGTATCCTTTGCCACGGCTCCCGTTCATCTTCTTGAATCTGTTTAAGAAGATGATTCATTTTGCGATTATTGAGTGGCTGTCCGTTCTTATCGTCTGGCATGAATAGATCCTCCAGAAAATACCATAGATGAATCTATAAAAAGGCTTTTTAAGATTTTGTCAGAGTGAACTACTGGTTCCTCTTATTGGTTTTTTGGCTTTCCATTATCCGGGCTTCCATCCCGGTGAAAACTCAGTTCGTTTGTCGGCGGCCTTCTCCGGCATTGAGGAAGCATCATATAGTCGATCTATTTCTTCGTCCTCCATGCCGAGCCGTTTCTCAATGGCTTCTGTATTCAGCCCATGCTCATCTTTCAGTGTCCGGACTATCTGTGCCATTGGCAGTATTCCGTGCATACCGCGCGCCCGGTTATGCCGGATCGTTGAAAGTATTTGGTCGGCGTCACTTCGGGTTAGGATTGAAACGGGAACGAAGCCATCCGTCAGGACGGCTACATCGCGCCGTCCTGAGACAAGCCACCGATGATAACCGTCCACGATCTCACCGCTTTCATGAATGACGATGGGCTGTGTCCAACCATCCTCCAGAATGGACACGGCAAGCAAATCTAATTCAATCGGCGCAACGTGATTCGGGTTATAGTGATTAGCCCGGAGATCGTCGCGATGAATCCACCGAACGCTAGCGACAGGCTGATCGGCGGCGAATCCATTTTCCTTAAAATCTAGTGCCATAATATGCCTCCAGATTTTCTTCTGTCATTGTCTCCGGCCTGAGGAATGCTTTGCCTTGGTGTTGCCGTGCGCGACGCTGTTTCAAATCCCCGCGAAGCGCAAGCATCGTAATGAAGCACCATGAAAGCCCGGTGACGTGGTGCGCTTTTTCCATTGGCAGAGGATCGTTTGTCTTTTTTTTGTGAAGGGCTAGAAGCTGCTTAATGGATTTTGCGGTATTCTCTCGGACCTCGGGGGTGTGCCGGGACAAGTAAAGCCGGACTAATTCCTTCCACGATTGGCCGCGCGGCTGGATCATTCCACCATGACCGTAGAGTTTAGTTGCTGCATAGCGCGCAGCAGTAGCCGCGCCGGGAACGCGCTTACTCATTTTGTCCCAAAGCTGCGGCCAGCACACTTGGAATTGCCAAAGACCCTGCATCGGTTCCTCTCCGTAGGGCGGAGCGCATCTTTGTTTGTGCCATGAAATCCCGGCGCTCTCCATTGTGTCGTAGGCGCGATTATAATCCCAGCCGAGTCGGTGCGGCGCAAACCAAATGTCCTCTGCCCTCCAATCATAAATAGGCGCACACGTTGTTCGCAGGTCATCGCGTATCGTCATATCATTATCGACTATGCTTTTCAGTAGCGCGCGTCGCCGATTGAAACTTTCGTCCGCGCGCAGCCCAATGATAATGCCCGTCGTGCGGTTCGTTTCCGGCCACAGGAACTTGTTACAGTCCGGCATAGGGTGACGATCAAATCCGAATCCGATTTCTCTTATTGCTGTATCCGGTAAATCCCTGCACCAGATGTCGCGCTTTTCCTCGGCCCAAGCATACCAATAGGCTTCCTTACGTGAACAACCGTTCCGATGCTGGACGGGTGTGCAATACCACCGGAGAGCCACGTCTGGAAGGCTTTCAACGCGCTCAACATATTCAACTGTTTCGGGCGGTATGGCTTCTTCGTCAAAATGAACAACATCTAGTGGAAGCCGATTACGTTCTCGCGCTACATGGAGCGCAAGATTTAAACAGGCGGTGCTATCCTTACCACCAGAAAACAAAACGCCAATATGATCGAAGCGATCAAAGTAACGGTTCATACGTTCTAAGGCTAACGTGTAAACGTCTTGGTCAAGGGGTATGCCCTTAAATATCTTTCCCATTCTCATCCTCATCTTCCCGCACTAACGTCATGCGATCTGTTGCTTCAACGTGTTTGTGGGGATGCCCGAATGCAAGGAACAGAAAGCGCTTATCGTGCGGCGGCTTATATGTCTTGACCCCGTGTGCTTTCTCAGCGGGGATGAACACTGAGTCGCCGGGCCGGACGTGATGATCGTTCCCGTCAACATGGACTAGCCCGATGCCTTCTAAAATGTAGAGGATGTGATCGCCGGGGTGAACGTGCAAAGCGAATGCAGCGCCGGGTTGCATTTCAATACAGTCCACGCCGATCTCGTGATCCATCATGCCGACGGCAACAGCACCCATGCGGCCCCGTATGCCTTCTAGTTCTTTACCGTCCTCATCATGGAGCGGAACCCAAGCGCCCTCAAGCACATTCCTAATATGCTCCTCTGCTGTAAACTCTCGCACCGCTGCTTCTAGGACGGATCTCATAGTCCACCTCTCAGATTTCCAGCATAATGCAGAGTGCTTCACCTAATGTTTCTACGGCATGTTCCGCCGATACTTGATTAAGTTGAGAAATCAGAATGTCTCTTTTATCGGAAGGCAACGCGAAGGAGACAGTAACAAACTGAACGCCATTCGTGCCACTACCATTATCATCGGCAGAGGCCGCTGCACCGCGCTTTTTTCGCTCCGCGACTTTTCCGCTGGCTTCCGTTAATTCTTCGATAAACGCAGTATCGGTTTGTGCTTCGGATAGGGCAGACTCAACCGTGCTTATTAACCACTTAGAATCTGTTTCAATATTGTCAATTAAATTTTGAAGCGCGACTTCGTCACCCTTTGCCATAGCCGCGAGTGGATCAAGCGTTGCCAGAATGATACGTTCCTGTTCTTCCGTCCAGCTACCGATCAGCACGGGGACTTCATTAACACCATTATTAAAAATGCGCTTCCGGGCATGACCGTCTATCAATCGCTCAGTAGCTTCGTTATATAGGAGCGCGCCCGCCCAGCCTACTTCATCAATAGCGTCCTTCACGCCGTGAAGCTGTGCTTCCGGATGCCGCCTCCAGTTCGCGGGATTCTCATTAAGCGTTGTGGGATCAACCCATTCAAGTCGAAGGTTATGTTTCACATTCTGTTCTTGGGTTCCACTCATCCTTATCCCTCCGTTGTGCTAATGTGTCAGCCGCTATTTTCTTTAGGCGTCCGTTCCTGCGCTTCATGTCATTAAATAAAACTAGCCCATAGCCGCAGACGACGGCGCTTATCAGGGTGGTCGTCAACCATGCAGCGAACGCGCAGGTATCAATGAGGTTCATGCCTGTCTCTCCTATTCAGTCGATCCTCAATGAAAGTCGCGATTAGCGCGCGCATTTCACTTACGTCCTCCCTCATTGGGATTAGTAATTTGTAAAGAATGAACAGGAGCGCAACGCTGATGAACATAGGAAATCCGATTCTTTCGATAGCTTGTATCCAGCTTATTGCTCCGTCTGTCATGGTATTGGTTCACCCTCACGGACATATGTCACACCACCTTATAACGTAACTATACAACACGGCGGTATAAAGTTTAGCGGCCCTTGACAAGTTTGGCAAGCGCTTCTAAAATCCAACTAAGAATGGACTTCCGGGGAGGCGCGTAATGTCAGAGTATCGCCGAGCCTTCTTCATCAAGGAAACAGAACCTAACACCGATGCCAACCTTGGCGGCTGGAAAGGGTTTGCCACGAAGCCCGTTGTGGATCGCGTGGGCGATATTGTAAACCCAATGGGATTGCAGAATCTCGACGAATACATGAAGAACCCTGTCGTCTTTTTCAATCATAATGTTAATCAACCCATCGGCAGAGTGACTCGCCTAGAAGCCCGCGCTGACGGGCTTTGGGACGAAGGGCGGTTCGGGCGGACAGAGTTCGCTCAAGATCGTCGCCGGGATTTAGAAGATGGGATTATCAATATGCAATCTATCGGTTTCCAACCGATTGACTCCCGCCCGATCAGGGATGCTAATGATGCTCGCGCGCTAATGAAGCAGCACGGGATGGAGTATGATGCGCTTGACGAAAAGGCGCAGCTTCGTATTGCAACGGAAGGCGAATACATTGATACATGGGATTTGTATGAGATAAGCTTGGTTGGCATCCCGGCGAATCCCGCCGCCCAGATTGCTTTCGCCAAATCATTAGGCAATGCTTATAAGGGTAAGCCGGATTCCCAGCCTGTTGACTTCTTGCCCGCGCTACAAGAATTCATTCGCCGATTACAGTATGAGGGCAAGCCTAGCGCGCCGTTTGCTGATCTACCTATTGCAGCGGAAGGGACGCGCTGGAACCCCCGTGGTGAGCGGGACAGCGCTATTAATGAAGCTATCCTTGGCGGTGATCCGGATGCCCCACGCTGGTCGCGTTTTAGGGAAGCGCATTTTTGGTTTGATAATACCAATAGCAATCTGCCGGAAACACAGTCTGCTTACAAGTTAAAGTTCGCCCGGATGTTCACCGCTAATGATCCGGAGAATATTAATCCGGACGCTGGGCAGCTAACCGCAATCTGGCAGCAGGTTGCATCACGCATGGCAATTCTGCTCGGCGCGCGCGGCGGCGTGGATATGCCCGACGAACAGCGGCGGTCCACCTATAATCACATTGTTAAGTATTACAAAATGTGGGATAAAGAGCCGCCTGAATTTTCGCGATCATTCGATGATGTTCGTTTCGCATCCGGCGAATTAGAAATCCTTAATGATACGTTGCGGGAACTTGACCCGAAATCGGTTGAGGATCTGGCTGAGTTCCTTCCCATGTTAAACGTAGAAAGACAAGAGATGAGCGAACAGCTTACAAGATACGAAGATGAAATCGACTCCCTTAAAGCCGAAGCGGTCAGCGTTGAGGGGCAAGCCGAAGCGGTTAAGGCTGGCCGGATTCTTAGTGCGAAAAATCGAAAGCTTCTTCTTGAAGCATTAGAAACTACTGGCGATGCGCGCCGTGCTATGGTAGCGGCGGAGCGTGGACTGAAAGAGGTGCTGTCTCTGTCGGAGCCACCGGACAAATCCGCTGGCGATGGGGACAACGCTACTGACACTTCACGCGATGAAGAGCGCTTCCTTGAATTGGCGAGCTATGCCAAAGTCTTTACGCAGGAGGTTGTTCAAGATGGCAGCAACGCAAGAACAGATTGACCAAGCGCTGAAAGACATGAGCGACTTGCGAACAGCGGTGCAGAACGCTACCGATCCCGACACGGTTGTAGCGCGCATCCTCGGCAATACAACATGGCGCGAGGAAGCGACAAAGACCTTGTTGGCAACGGGAGATATTGTCCGGAAGGATGACGTATCCTCAATGATTGCAGACGAGATGGTAAAGCACAAAGAGGCTGATGAGGCAGCGATTGAGCAAGCGCGTTCTCCGCTAGGCTATGACTCTATGGTGGAGGACTCCTATAAACTAATCCCCGAATATCACGCCGCAACAATGGGGATGACGGGAAACCAGAACTCGATGAACGCACCCTTTGGTTATAGGGACAGCCGCGCTCTAATCCAGAAGCAGTTGGAACAATCCGATCAATTGAACCGACGCCTCAATACGCCGGATGCTTATAAGGATATGGTATGGACAACCCCAGCCAGTTCAAAGCATCGGGAACTCCAAGACTTGAATGATGCGTTGATCTTCTCGGCGGGCATGACGCAGCGGCTCGGCATTGACGCTGGCGGCGTCTATAACGAGTTCTTGAAAGGCACAGAAATGTTTGAGCATTATGTGTCCTTGCTGCAAGAATGTAATTTCGTGAAGGCCAATGAAGTCACATCGACGGCAGTAACCCAATGGATTCCAACTTTGCTATCCGCACAGTTCCTTGAAATCCTGCGGTTGGAACTTCGAATCCCGGCGCTATTCACCGAGATCTCCATGCCGTCGCCAACCTATGAAGTGCCATTGCTGCTGTCTAGCTTAGTGGCTAAGAAGATCGCCGCCGAAGCGACCGCTGCAACGGGCCAATCGTTCACGGCAAATACCAGCAAGCTAACCTTGACCGCCAAGAAAATCATGGTTCTGCTGGACGTAACGGGTGAGGCAAATGAGGATTCGATCATTCCTTTATTGCCGCTACTCCGTGCCGAAACTGCCAGAGCTTTTGCAGAAGGTTGGGAAGATGCGATTCTTAACGGTGACTCCGCAGGGACGCACATGGACAACGACATCGCTACCAACGGCGATGCTGAGGAC